AACGCCAACACAACTGACCGCGACCTAATAAACGCGCTCCTCAAGAAAGTTTACGATCAGGTCAACGACTCCACGACGCGCCAACTGCTGGACACCAGCGTCATCAGCGGCACGACACGCGCCATCTATACGGGATCAGCGCAGACCGTTGGCCGCCAGACGTTCAAGGCTGGGAGCCTGACAAATGCGCTGGATCAAATCGCTGAACTTTCATCAGGGCAATCCAATGCCGCTTACCGCTACTACGTTGACGGCGATGGCCGTTTGAACTACGGACCTGTTGACGCCGCGCCGTCATACGCAACTGCACCGGCTGAGATCGTGACTGACCCTGCAAGCGTTGCCGTTGGATCATCAAGCGCAGCAACCAAGATACTTGCGCGCAGCATAGAGGTCAACCTTGATCACGATCAGATGGTCAAGGGCATCTTTGTGCAGGCGGCAAACACGCGCGCTCGATGGGACTCCAACGCCAACCCGCCGACCAACGATCCGTATTTCCGCTCCTACACTGGCACCTACTCACGCAACGGCGCTGGCTTGTCGTCACGCAATGGTCCGCTACCGCAGGAAGTATTCACCGCGCCAAAGATCAAGATCAAGCCAGATCGCGGCACGCAGATCGGGCGACTTGCGCGAGCCACAATGCAGACGCGTGGCAAGCCTGTTCGCACCGTCAACTTCACCGTTGCCGGATCAGACCTCGCGCAGACCTCTTCGCCAGATTGGTCATACGGCTATTCACAAGGCTACGCGCAGACTGGCGCGAGCACGTGGTCGCTCGTCAAGGCGTGGCTGCCAAACGAGTACGTCAAGCTCACTGCGCCGTCGCTTGACCTATCGTCTACCATCTTGCGGATCGCGTCGGTCACAATGTCCTTCGAGTCCGGCAGCACATACCAGGTGCGCTACGACATTGAGGCGGAATTCCGCCGACGCAAACTTGGCAAGGCACTGAAGCGCATCTTGGTGGGGGAATAAATGGCTGAGCAGTACGGAACAAACCTTGTCGGGCTTGCAGGGTACGAAGGCGACCTGACCGCAGACAGCGGCGAGACGCTGATCACCAACGACTCAGACGGCGCTGGCGCGCTCCTCTTCGGACCAGCCGCGCTACGCGAGATTCAGGCTGGCGTGGCAAACGGCGACTTTGCCAGCGCGCCCGACGACCCAGACACGGACATCAGCGACGAGAATCCGTTGCCGTACTTCACCTTCACTGACAACAGCGGTGGGGCGATTACGGCTCGCGTGATTGAGGACGCCTCCGCAGGCTCAGGCAACGTGCTGCGCTTCCGCATTGCCGCTGGCACAGGATCTGGCAACAGCGTCTCAATTGAGCGCTTTGTGCCGGTGCCTGGTACGCGCAACCGATCGTTCATCTTCACGCCAGAGGTTTACTGCATCAACGCGACGTCAACCTCCAACGCAAAGGTTGTGCTGTCGTACCAGTACTACGAGAACGACCAGTCCACAACGACAGGCACTGGTGACAACCGCGAGCGAACCTTTGCCGAAATTGGCAGTGCCGACACACTGCGCATTGCAAGCAATTACACGCGCTTGGCGATTCCATCAGACGCCGCGTACATTCTTGTCAAGATCACCATCTCAACGACTGGCACCGTCTCGTCGCAGTCAGACGTCTCGCTTGCCGAGGTGCGCCTCATTGCGGGCGGATCGGATCTCTACATTGCCGAGAACAGCACGCCTGGAACCTATGGCCCTGCTCGACTTCGCCAAGTCAACGGCACGTTGAGCATCACGCCAAACCTCGGCGGATCTGGAACGGTCACGATTGACGGCACGCTAAATCTTGGCGCGACAACTTTTAGCAGCCTGACAGTCAGTGGAACTGCTGCAACGGATGCCGTCACCGTCAACGACGGAAACATTCTTGTTGAGAACGGCTACGTTCGGGCGCTTCGCACGAGCAGCGGCAATGCAACCTTCACGGCTGGTATTGACGGCGACACTGGCGACCGCATCCGCATTGAGGCTGATGGCCGCATTGAATGGGGTGATGGCTCTAGCAGTTCTGGCGATGTCAACCTTTACCGCGATTCATCAACTCGCCTCAAGACGGATGATTCATTTGAGTCTGGCGGGTCAATCACTGCAAACGGTCAAGTCATTGCTGGAACAACGCTCTTTGGCGGAGCCGTGGTATGTGACAGCATCACACCAACTTCGTTAACGACAAACGAAGCAATTTGGGTCAATACAACTGGAACAGAGTATGCACTTCGTCGCTATACCTCTTCGCAGCGATACAAGACAAACATCGTGCCTGCCGACAACATTGTGCTTGAGGCTGCGCGCAAGATTTCGCCAAAGCACTTTGAGTCAACGATTGATGTGCCAGAGGAACTTGGACAGACGCGCCTCGGCTTCATTGCTGAAGAGATCCACGAGGCTGGACTGACGCACGCGGTCGCGTATAATGCCGAAGGGCAGCCAGAGTCACTTGACTCCGTGGCTCTCATTGCGGCGCTTTGGCACCGCGTAAATGATCTTGAGGAGCGACTGGCCGTACTGGAGGCTGAATGACGCGCTCGCAAGTTGATGCAATCATTGACCGATTGGACGCACAGTCTGCAAAGATTGACGCGCTCAAGCAGGAGATTGACCAGATGAAGGGCGGTCTTGCCGTCCTCAAGGGGCTTGGCGCCCTACTCGGCGTAGGAGGAATCGGCACGCTTCTGGCGTGGCTGCAGAGCCAGTCGGGTAAGTGATCCGCGTCGCGCTCCTATTTGCGCTTGTCTGCGCGCTCAACCTTGCGCCGGTTGCCTATGCGCTTGATTCATTTGATGAGTGGGATCAGGCCACTGATTCCAACGGCACTGTCACGATCAACGAAGACGGCACGCTGACCATTGCTGGCGCCAACGACCCGCTGCCAGAGCAGCCGCGTTGGAATGCAAACACAAGCGCAACAACTACTGCAATAGAAGCAGAGACCACTGGCTTTTTATGGACCTACTGGACGACTGATAGCGCGCACTACGACAAGCCGCAATACCTGAGTGCAGGACAGTGGGTCAATCTTGCCGAGGGCGGTGTGCAGCAGGCGAGCGGCTACTTAGAGGTCGTGCTCGCAGCTGGAGATCTGTTCGGCTTCCGCATCCTCTCAACCGACTCGTGCTGCGGCATTGGCTATCTCAACATTGCCGTAGGCAGCCCTACGCCGTCCCCAGAGCCGACACCAGAGCCGACCCCTACTCAGACACCTGAAGAGCCATCACCGAGCCCTAGCGTGGCTCCTACCCCTACGCCAGAGCCTTCTGTAGAGCCTACGCCAGAGCCAACTCCTGAACCTACGCCGCAGCCAACTCCAGAACCAACCCCAGAGCCAAGTCCATCACCAACAGAGGAGCCAAGTCCTGAGGTGACAAATGAACCGACACCAGAACCGACGCCAGAGCCAACGCCGATTCCATCAGAAGAACCTTCGCCATCTCCTTCCGTATCTCCTGATCCCACTCTTCTACCTACTCCTGAACCCGAACCCGCTGTGCCAGTTGTAGGCGAGGCGGTCGAGGCAGTTGCAGAGGCGGTGACGGAGGTCTTTAGCAACATTGCCGCAATCGCCGAGATTGGCAAAGATCTTGACCCAATTGAGAAAGAGGAGGCGCAGCCAGTTGCGGTTGCGGTGATCGCAAGTCAGGTTGCAAGTGTGGCTTCAGCAGCTGCGAATGCGGCAAGGTCTGCTGCTAACATTGGCGGCGGCGGGCCAGCGGGAGGCAATGGAAATTCGCCAAGCCGAAAGGGTGGTCGCCGTGCTTAGAAACATCATCAACGATCTCGTCGGAGGGTCGTGGACGATCCTCGGTCTGCTCTTTGCAGTTGTGGTACTGCCAGAGGGTCAGACTCAAAGCACAATGGCAACACTGTTTGCTCTGATGACAATCATCTGGGTGGCAACAGGGTATTTGAGGTGGAAAGAATGACAAACCAAGATCACCGCAGGGAACTCAAGGAGCAGGGCTGGACGCGCATTAACACCGCGCCAGGCGAGTGGGTGGCACTCGTGCCAAGCGAAGATGCAAGCGCCTACGGCGGCACGCTCTGGAAGCGTGGCGACAACGGCAACGACTACAGCGAGGGGTGCACCGCTGGCCATCCGATCAGCGCGGCACTCGACTACCAGAAGGCTGGTTTGGCAGTCGCCGCACTGGTCAAAGAGGAGAACGCCGCGTGAAGTTCAAGGTCAAGTCGCAACTGGATCACGTTGAGAAGGGCGGCATCCTTGACGACTGCGGACCGTCCAGCACGGCTGCTGCCGTTGCGTGGGCATCTAAGTACGCGGTTGACCCGACGGCTGGAGACGGCATCAAGGCGAAAGCCGCTGCCACCGGCTTCGTAGAGAAAGAGGGCGTATCGGACAACGGCTCCTCTCTCGGCGACTTGATCAAGACGGCAAAGCAGATGGGCGCGAAGGCGCGCTACGCCAAGTCGTGGGATGACGTCGTTATCTCGGCGCACCGTGGGGCTGGACTGATCGTCTGGGTGCAGCAGGCGGTGGACTACCCAGCCGTGGAGATCAGCGAGTGGCATAAGCGCTGGGAGTCATACTGGACAAAGAAAGATCGTAAGCACATTGCGCTCGGCTACGGCCATATGACCGCAGCCGCGTGGGATGCCGTTGACGGCTGGCAGTGGGCGTGTCCCACACGGTCAGGCAAGGGCAAAGAGAAGTTCGGGGTCGTCGTGACCGAAGAGCAGCTCAAGCAGATTGCTGCGAGCAAAAAGAAACAGACGGGCGGCGCAGCGTTCAAGCACGTCGTCATCGTTGAGTGGAAGTAAGGAGTCAGAATGTATAGCGACATCAAGGCAGGCATCCGCTGGATCATTGACAACACAGGCGTAGACGAGGCGCTGATTGAGTTCTTCCGAACCTTCATCACCGTGTCTATCTCAGTCGCACTCGGCTTGGGCATCCCGCTCCTCGACATTTCTGGCGGTGACTTCCGCACAGTGCTGTCCGCAGGGCTGGCCTCAGGGCTGCAGGTGTTGATCAAGTTCCTTGATCCAAAGAACAGCGCATTCGGCATCAAGGAAAAGTCGGCTGAAGACAAGGCTCTTGCGGAAAAGCAATACGACATCTAGGCTCTGACAATCGGCGTGTAGTCGCGCCGAAAGTAGGAGGTTGGAATGGACGCTCTAGGGGAGTTTAGAGCCGTACACAAAGTGGTCAAAGGACCACGGTGTGGCTATCAGTTGCTCGATCTGAGCGAGGCTGATCGGCACGCTCTTGACAAGGCGCTCGCGCACAAGGGGATCACTGGCAAAGCCATTGAGAAGTGGTGTGCGGCGAGGGGTGCGAAGTGGGTTCACTTCAACATCAACCGGCATAGGAGGGGGGACTGCAGATGTCAGACGATCTGATCGAGTTTCAGCGTGAGGACGAACTCAACGAACTGAAGTCGGCGCAC